CTCTGCTAATTCTTCCTCATCGTTAATCGTATAGCACCGAAGGGCCGGGCTAAATAGGGTACACCATGAAAGCCCTCGATGCTCTGGTGGCGATAGGGATGCGCTTTTTTTAGAATCTCTATAATCAGCTACTGGACGAACGCCGTGTGGTTCTTTTGCAAAAACTACATAAGAGCCGTTACTTATAGCAACCGGCGTATACATCACAGCTAAATCGTCCTGGTCCCTTTTTATCACATACTTTTTATCTGCGCCATAATCTGTAGTATCGGTGTAGACCAAGCATCCGGTCGTATCAGTACCCACGATTGAAGAGTAATTACTGCTAACATAGGGAAAGGCCATCTGCTTGTACAATGGTGGCGGCGCAAACTCCGCCAGGTGGGAGGCGTTACCGGGATCCGATACATAACACTCCCATTTATAATTTATGGAGCGAGATCCCACCCATAATGAGTTCTCACGCGTTAAGTAATAGTCCTCCACATGGTGCGCAGGCGACACATGGTCCCAGACTTCAGCGGGGTCATTTTTGACGACCGGCGTTCGCCGATATTTAGGGGTATCCCAAATATAAAAACTTACACTTATACTATCGTTAGACCCCGGTGACACGTCTAGCAGTTCTCTGCTATACCCCTTTAACGCCGGTAGGCGGCACCAATCATCTACATAAAATGTTTTTACCTTAAAAAAGCGCTCCGATATCCTAGACTTATTAGCATCATATTTGAATAGTGCTACTTTAGTGCGTGTTAGCCACCTGGGGCACCACGGGCACTGTTTGTACCAACCATCGTCGGTGGTGGGTTGCGTATATAATTCAGACGTTCCCGTATCATCCATCGGGAGGGTGGCTTCCCAGTGTCGAAGCCGCCTCGACCTGGCCGGGTATTCGGTATCGATATTAATGTAGGTCCGTAGGATGCTCCAGGATGCAGGCCGTACACTCGCTGCGTAACCGTTAGTATTGCCCCGTGTTTTATTATCAGTACCGCATAGCCATGAGTAGACACTTTGTCGATAAATGCCATCATTATATTGAGTCCAGTAATCTATATAACGATCAGGCACTAGTCCCACATCAGACACCTGATAAGCAAAAAGGGTGTACTGCCCTAAAGTAAGGAGGCTGCTTGGGGCGAAACGCACTACAGGGGCGTACTGGTCTAAATTCGGCGTTATAGACAAATCCATTTGTGCCCGCGCAAAATTGTAGTTCTTAAATAAAAATCTGTAATTTGCGCGCCTAACCCAGCTATAGCTATTAGTAATCGACAATTGAACATCCGGCCATGCATCAACATAAAAGGGCTTGGGCCCATCAAAGTAGACGGGCCCAGACGCCCACCAGGCGAAAGATAATCTTACTGTAGTTGCTGATACTATTGGCGGAGAAGGGTACCGTGAGGTAATTACTGCAGACCCTGCATTGATGCAGTCATCTACTTCTGCCTTGGCTCCAGGCTGGTTGAACAGTTGAGCTGTACCTTCTACGAATGCCCTTAGATCCTTAGGAACAACCGCCGTAAAATATGGAGGTAAAAACGTAAACTCTTCCCCAGACAGCACTACGCTGCCCTCAAACGTCATCTTGGTGGTGGTTAGGTTTATCGAGGCTATTATCACTTTGGTGGTGCGGGCGTCGGCTCCCGGTGTCCACCCTAATAAAACTAAGCGTATGCCATCTATACAAGTTATTTTAGAGTAATTTACATCGCTTACACTTAGGGATAAGAAGCGATCGGTGCGTGCAGAAGCTACTATGTTACGCTCACTTAGTGTCTGGTAACCATTCTTAGGGGCTGCTAGGCTATATATCTTATAATTATAAAATGCTCCCATACCCTTATCGTTAGATTTGTCGTATATGGGTATGTCGCTGTCCTCTAGAGAGCCTACGGCAGGCAGCCGATCCAGCTCTTCGGGAAATTGCCCGCTACTATAGTGTATTTTAGGTATGCCTAGCTCCATATCAGATACATTGCTGAAGGAACGTCCTACGTCATGGCCGTACATAGGCCATTGCGGTATAGTATTATTCGTTATGGCTGTAGCAACGGTGTCTGCTCTGTCCCCATATCCGTCGCTCATATCCTCTATAAAGGGACGCTGCTTATCATTACGATAAAACTGTACGCAAACAGCCGTACCTACTGCGGGTAATGCAGAAGGGTTCCCTAAGTAGGGAACCCCCTTCATGACCCCCTTATTTCTTACTGATACGTCTAGCCCGTAGGCTTCGTTATGCGCGACTACCATCCCACTTTCTATATAAGAAAATTCACGAACATCCCTAGGAGTTCCCATGCCCATGGCAGTAAAACCTACCCAACATCATGAATGTATACTTTCTCCACGACGCCGTTTACCTTACCGGCTCTGCGCGAAGAAAGCCCCGTTATCTCTACTCGCTGGTGGTCGCCCCTTATGGCTCTTAAGGTCACAAAATCTCCTACTTTGTATACGCGAAACGGCCTAGCCACTATATTACTGAAGTCGTATGCCCTGCTTCGTACGTTTATATTATAAGTACCATCATCGTTTACTCCCGTGACGCAGCCCACCTCATTCGTGAACATGCGCATGAATAGATTTTGGCGACGCAGCTTCTCAAGCTGAAACATGCGTTCGCTGGTATTACCGTAAAACTGGGGCCCAACGTTATGATTAAACATGCAGTTTCCTCGGTCACTGGGTGTAGCGTACCGCTGTCACGGAGCAAGACATTGATGGCAAAGACCATGATACCGATTCTATGAAGAAGAAGTGGTCTATGCCTAAGTGTGGGTCTATCACCTTAGCGGTAGTATTGGGCTCTAGGAACGGGTCAAATAGCACGTCTAGGGTAATCTGGTCTTTTGCTCTACCGGACTCCTCCAGTAGCTTATTCCCCAGGCTCTTGGCATAGCTCGCATTGGGGATCATGGGATCCTCGTAAGGATCGGGATTATACCTAGGTCCCCACTTATCTACTGAAGTAGAGTTTACGACCTTGATGGAAAACGCCTGGTCCCAATCACTTAGCGTTATGTACCTAGATAATCCACTATAATTAAGCTTCCAGTACGGTGTATCCCCGGCTACCGGGCCTCCCGGCGAACTAGCCCAATGAGAGCCACCATAAGTAGTCGCATACGGGGATAAATTGAATGTCATCTTTGCCACAGGGTGATATTTGTCATAAGCGCCAACAAAATCATCGTTGCTGTCGAACAGTGCTACGATAGACCCCTCCGACAACTTGCACCATCTAAACTCAAAGTTATAGTTGAACATGTATACTGGAGGTGATATATTTACGGTTATCGGCCCTACAGTTGTGCCCTCTTCCATGTTGAACACCTGGGCTTCCATGTCGCGCCTGATTTGCACGATGTTTACGAGGCTTTGGCTGCTTGTGGATGCCGATATAGACTTAATGTTAAAGCCGGAAGTAAACGTTACGTCGGCCGGACCGTCCTTCTTCAGCTCGTAATTTTTTACATACAGCGTGTTGCCCTTCCAATACCAAATAACGCGCACTACGCCCCATATGCGTTCAAGCATATCTAGAGGGCGGCTGCCCTGCAGATGCATTTTCCATACAGAAAAGTCGGTAAAGCTAAGCTCACTATGCGGCACCCCCACATGATCCAGCACTTTGCGGGTTATCTTGTGGGCAGTCCACAATCCATTACCCCCGGCAAAGCGGGGACCGCTAAAGCACGATTCCATGGTTATGTTTTCAGCAAGTAGTAGCTCCGTAAGGTCGATACCTTCTACGGTAACCTCATAGCCGTTACTGGGCGATGCGCGATAGCTGCACGTTTTTATAACAAGCTGAGGGCTTTCCCACACCATGTCTCCGCGCTTTATTTTTATAATTACAACGCGCTGTAGGCGTAGCGCTTGTGGCGGATTTGCTGTCGGGCTTTCTGGCGGCGTAAATACATCCGGCGTTATCCAACTATAGCCATCCTCCGTGTATAAATCAGAGGCCTGATTAAACCTGGAATAGCGCCTATTTGCGTTATCTAGCCGAATAGTCCACTGTACTGGTGCGTTTTTAGAGGCCTGATAGCTTATTTCCTTGATATTATCAAGCTCCCGGTCTTCGCCCGTAATCAGGTTTTTTATAATAACAGAAACCCCCCATGCGGTACGGTGCCGGAAGGTAAGCGTATCGGGCGGCTGGATTACGGTAGGCGTCGAGGGCGTCCCCCCGGGAGGAGGGCCTACGGGGTTCCCGGGAAGCCCTGTAGGAGCGTATCCCGCAAGCACTGCGTGCTCGTAAGTAGCCCCCCGATAAGTTGTGTCGTAAGCAACGCTAACCATGTTTTGGTTAGCCCACACAACATCAGCGGCGGAAACTACTACAAGTATGTTAGCGTATAAAATATCTCGATAGCCAGTAACCACCGCGGACGTCCCGTATATTACGTCAGAATGGTCGCTAGCTGTATACGCAGATGTCCATACGACATCGCTATATGCAGATACTGCGGACACCGCTAATCCAACAGATCGTCAGGTAGTATCTTTGTCTGCGACAGCTCCATGTAAGCTGCGCGAAGCTTGTCGTAGCGCTCAGATAGGTCACGATATTGTAGCCGTATCTGCTCGTTTTCCCGCTGAAGTACTGCTACCTGTACCTGAAGTGCGGCAGACTCCTGCTTAGCCGCTTGTACGGCTTGTGATAGCTGCTCTACGCGATGGTCCAGTGTAGCTATCTTCTGCCAGTAATCGCGCTCTGATACTTGCCTGGCCCGCTCCTGCTCGCGCTCAGTCGCGGCTAGTTTATGCTCTTCCGTTAAGGCTCGTATCCTATCCCCCACAGCTTTAGCGGCAGCTCCTATAAATAAGCTGACCAGGGAGATTATGGCCATAGCTAGCTCGCTAGACATCATGCCGGACATCCCTTTCTATTATGCGGGGCTTATACCAGATATATTAAATCTAAGCCGGTTCTGCAGGGTGGGTAATGTACCTACAGCGCCAGAAATTTTTATCCAAATGCCTTGCCCGCTGCCCGCAGGTAAATCGGCACCTAATAAGGACGCCCCCACCGTTCGTGCAGAAGACCAGGCTGTAATTTGTGTAGGGGCAGTAGTCCGGTTATCCGCAGTTCCTGCCTGATCGACAGCCACTACGGGGGTTCCCCCATCGTCAGTCTCCAGGGCAAACAGGGCCTCGGCAGTAGCAAAATCGCACCCTGCCGGAATGCAGCCCAGCAGTGTACCTTGTGTGATGGAGATATCGCCATTGGCGCTAACAAGATTTCCCGCCATCGTCTGGTACTCTACTTTATAAAGGCTGCCTGCCTCTACGTAGGCATTACCTAGCACGGGGGAAATGCCGTTCATCACAATGTCTTCATAGGTGTTAACGCCATAAGCGTCTGTAAAGTAGCAACGGCACTTATGATAGTTATCTGCTGCGGACGAGGACACCACAGAGATGTTAGCGGCTACCGAGGATGAGCCTAGCAAGTTAGAAACCCAATACCTGGGGGAAGACAGCGTGCTGCTTGCGTGCTTGTTCTTGAAAAATACCTTATAATACCATGTAATTGGGCTATCCCCCTCACTGAGGTACGTATAAGTGGGGATGACTTCTCCAGTAGCGCCCAATAGCTCTGTACTCGACATGGCTCCGCCAACCGCGGATACATCGTCGTTCGGATTGTTGACCGCCTTGAACAGTGCCAAATCAGTCCCTGAAATCATCTAAACCTCACGTAGTTGTGATAGCAATCACATGGAATGCCAACTGCACGGTATACCATTCTATAATACCAATAGGCTGCCCCAGGTTAAGCCCATTCTGGCCCCACTGAAGCGTATACACGGTAGCCCCGGAGTTTGGCGTATAATATATTATCGCGTTATCCCACCATAGCTTCCATAGCGTATCCACCTTAGCGGCAGACATAAAATCCACACTTATAGACATCTCCTGCTGGGTAACATGCGCGCCCATGTCGGTATATATAATACCTGAAGATACGATAGCCCCAGTTTCGCTAATGACAGGAAGCAGCGCCTCCTGCACAACAACGCGGGATGGTCTGGGGCCAGCTAATGGCTTGGGCGCTACGTCAAATACAACAACATCTTCCGTAAAAGCGGCGTTAGCCGCTATCATATGCTCGGGTCCCATGCTCATAACTTATTGTCCTATCAGGTAGTTGCAGGGGAGGTTACAGCGTGCAAGTCGCCTATGCCGCGCATAGCTACAGCGGTATTAACGTTTGTTATTTGATAGGCTGTCTTCTTGTTACCGTCTGCTATGGTGAGCTCGCCCTTGATGGTAATATCCATAGCACCTACGTTCCCACTACGGCGTGACTGTGCGGGGAGGTTGGTAGTAACATCGCTGGTAGGAGCGACTTTTTCCGTAGGAGATTCTTTTCTCCATGAAGATGGCGTGTTTCCCCCAGAGGGGTCATATACTTTAGGGGTGCCGGGTACCTGGCCCCGGTGTAACCACGTGGTGTAATCCCTGTCCCCCAGGTTACCAGCGCCAAGCTCCCTGCCCCCACGTTGTAGCGTATTAGCCATAAAGGAGGGAATCCAGCGCCCTTCGCCTACATTAGTATATCCCGGCACACGCAGTGCGCTGAGGTTTACGACGTTAGCTGTAATCTCTAGCAGCTCTTTTTCTGAGACAGCAGCCAGTTCCGCCTCATTCCTGATGATGTTCTTATTTAAATCCTTTATAGCCTCATTGAGCTTGAAGTCGGAAGCTTTACGGGAGAACCCGCCAACAACAGTAAAATGGTCTTCAGGGCGCCATGTAGCGAAGTCCTGATCCTTATTCCTGTACTTTTCCTTTACTTCCTTGATTTTCCTTTCCGCCCATAGCTCGGCAGCAACCCGGTCCTTGGTAGCTAGGATGTATTGCTGTTTCTGCTCTTCTATAGATTCCAGCTCGCTCTTTTCCTGGTCTGCTCGTAAGCCCTTTAGCGCATCTCGCAGGCTGGTAGCCGCCTGTACTCTGCCCTGCACGGCCTCTCTGTAAGCTGCGGTGCCCTGTGCTTGTAGTTCTTTTATTTTGTCTGGGGCTAGGGACAGCGCAACCTTGTTTGTTTTCTTGTCTATCTCGCTGTTAGCCTTCAGGATTGCATTTATCAGGTTTAATCGCATCTCTGGGTACTTGGACCATGCTGTCTGCATGTTCTGCATTACGCGATCAAACTTCTCCATGGATATGGAGTATTCGAACTGCTTTTGCGCGTAGCCCTGGCGCTCTGCCTCTCTCTTGGCATTTGCCGTATTGGCCTGAGCCTGCTTTAGCTCCGCTTCGGCAGCCTCACGCTGCCCTTTAAGCTCCTGCAGACGCTCTTTGTTTACGCCGGGCGCCTTCTCTTTAGCCTTTATATATTCTATGCGTTGCCTTATCTTACGCTGTTGGTCTAGCAGCTCATTTATCTCTTTCTCGTGTTTAAGGATATCCGCCGGACTGGGGCCCTTATTACTAGCCTGCAGCTTAGCCCTTTCAGCTAATAAGTCGTTTTGTTCCTTGCTTAGCTCGTTCAGGCGCTGCGCCTCTCCCTCCGCGCTTCGGCCGAAATTATTAGTAGCCGGGGCGACTATGCCTGACCTGTAATCACCTACCTGAGCCGTATCGCCCCCCTTGGCCTTACGTGTGGATGCTGCTACTTGTGTAGCTATTTCGCCTAGCCTTTTATCTATTGCAAGTATCTGGTTTCTACGCCGCGTATCCTGCTCTGGTGTAGATGCAGGAGTGCGCTTGGCGAAGTCCTCTCTACGCTTGGCTATGGTGCTCGCTACCTGCGCTGCCTCTTGCTCAGCCGCTGCGAGCGCTTCTGGGTAGAGCGTACCCTGCTCCTCCTTAGCGATAAGCTTTTCGTAGTGAGCTACATTTTCCTTGGCTATCTTTTCCCGGGCTTGTGCACTTTTAATCTGCTCTTCGACAAGTAACGTAGTTCTACGCATGGCCCGTTGCCGATCAACATTCCACTGCTGCGCATCGGCAAAGCTGCCTATAGGAGGTTGGCTCATAACCATCTGCGCATCAGCCATGCTTTGCGAGATGTCCAGGTCTTTGGCTGTTATTTTATTCTGCCTGGCCGTTATGTTACGGCTACGTTCTCTCTCCCAGAATGCACGAAGCTCTTCGTCCAGCTGCTTAATCATTAATACTTTTTGCCTGAATGTCTCCTTGTCTACGGATTGTACGGCTATAACTTCCTTCCTGTACTCCTCCGTAGACAGCTTGTAGGTTTGCTTTAGGAAACTTAAGTTCTCCAGGCGCTGATTGTGTACTTGCTTGTTCAGATCAAATTGCTCATTAGTAAACTGGTTCTTGGCCATTTCCGCTTGCGCGGGAGTCAGGTTCGGGCCAGGGGTCAGGTAGGGCATACTGCCTAGTCTATCCCTGTAATCGGCAAGTGTAATTTTGCCGGTATGCAATAATGATTCAAGGCCAGACCTGGCTACTTGCCGCTGCTCATTGCCATATTGCTCGAACTCCGCTGCCGGAGCCATCCTCATGTCGAAAACGGCCTGACGCTGCTCTATTATCCTAGAAAGAGTATTTTGATAGGCGTTAGCGGCTCTGATGGCGGCTTGATTAGCCTCATCCTGCGTCATGGGGTAGCCTTCAATGCCGAGCTTGACCATCTCCGGCTTCCACTGCTTGGCCTGTCGCTCAGCGGCTAGCTGTGCCTGCTTCAGGCCTGCCAGGTTTTTAGTTAAATCTGCTATATCCCTAAGCGCTTCGCTTCTATCATCCGTGGAGTACCATCCAAGCCGCTTACTTTTGGTGGGCTTGCCGTCTTCATCCTTGGCGTCTACCTCGTAAGTTCCGTATCTTTTGAAATGTCTATTACCTTTACGAGGAGAAAGCCCGGATTCAAGCCTGGACATTTCCCACATGCGCCTATCAGTTTGCCTGGATTGTATACGAGCCTCAATCTGATATAAATCAGTGGCCTCTACTACGGCTTCCGCTAAAGCAAACTTGTAGCGATCTACTTGCTTTATGGCGGCTTCGCGCGATTTGGCCGCGCTTGTGTGTATATTGGCTAGTTCTTTTTGTAGAGCAGCCTCCCGCTCTTCCGTAGTAATTAGCCCAGCAAACTTTTTTGAGTAATCATCCAACAGTTTAATATTCTCAGGGTTGGCCTGTAAGCGTGCTTGCGGCGCTCGTCCTTCTGCTGATGTGGTATTACGCGACGATATAGCTATAGGGCCCCTAAGGTCCCCCCCAACCCCGTCAGGTGCGTACGCTGCGCCGCCAGCTACAAGCCGCAGCGCCGCCTCTTTTGCTGCAGTGTTTTTATCAAGCTCTGCTACGTTTGCTCTAGCGCCCTCTAGATTAGTTAGTGCGTAATAAAAATCACTCTGTCGGCCTACGATAGCTTCTATCTTGGACCGAACAGTATTGTCTAGGCTGGACCTGTAGGATTCGCCATAGTTCCCGTTGTTTTTAGCAAGCTGCAGTGCGCTGTCCCGCCATTTGAGGACCTCGCCTACCTTTTTAGGGTCTTCTCGTGCTTTGTTCTCCGCTAGGTCTCGAATAGATTTATCTTTTAGCTCTGTAATTCCTTTATATCCAGCCCATCCAAATGCTGCGAGAACCGCTGCCACAACGCCCGCCATACCTAGAGGGCCTAATCCCGCCAATAAGCCGGCACCCGCTGCGGGGGCGGCAGGGGCGGCAACGCCTAGCGTACCGACTGCAGCGTACTTTGTTGCGGCAAGTCCCACTAATCCAGTCTGTGCCCCTGCTTGTAGAAGAGCGCTACGCGCCAGCGCTGTCCGAGCTGCCGCGTTGGTGGCGCCCGCCATACGAGCTGTCGCACTACCGGCGCCCGCCATACGAGCGCCAGTTACTCCCGCAGCTACGCCGCCTACCGCATCCCCCACTACCTCTGACGTGGCATTAGTGGCTACCTCAGTGGCAGTGCGTGTTACGAGATTTTTTATATTATCTCTAATTCGGCTAAAGGCATCGCCTAACGTATCTGCGCCCTTAGCACCATCAGAAACTGCTTTGGTGAATTTGGCTGTGGCGTCTTTGGCTTTTGTGAATGCGTTCTTGACAAGATCGCCAGCCCTTGTAAATATGCTTGCGGTCTTTCCGGCCGCAGAGCTGCTAGAAGCGGTGGTCAGGTGGGCGACACCTAGGCCTATGTCTGCGAGGCCGGAAAACCTAGTAATACTAGAAGCCTGTAAACCGGAGGCAGCGCCAGAAGCCTGTAAACCGGAGGTTAGACCCTGATGCAGTAAATTTATTGCAGGCCTGGCAGGCTGTATGACTTCACCAGCAGCATTTAGTAAACGCCCAGTACGAGCATCGAACCACTGTCTGGCAGGCTGTGGGGCTTCTGGCTTTTTGAATAGGTTTTTTAGCCACTCCCCCGTCCCGCCCATTGCCCCGGCTACCAGGTACTCCAGCTTTTGCGCAGTAGAGCCTTGGCGTATCTGCTGATACTTGGCGTGCTGCTCAAGCCTGTTATCTATCTTACCCAAGCCCTGGGCACGTATGGCCAACGCCTCTAGCGCTGTTAGCGGCGCACCGGAAATGGTATCCTTTAATATTTGACTACCTAGGTTTCTACCACCTTTGGTTTTAAACCCGGAACCGGCCAGCTTAACATTCATCATGTTGGCGCCAGCCTGCGCGGCCAATAATGCCAGGTCATCAAGGTTGCTGGTTGCTATATTAACATCCCTGCCGAACGCCTTGAACACTAGGGACCCCGCAGCAACTTTAGACGTGAGCTCTGACATCATTCTTGCCGCAGGATGCCCGGCCCCTACAACCCTAATTAGCGCATCAGCCCCCTTACCCATCACACCAGCTAATCGTGGACCAATGTTTTCCAATAATGGCTGCAGGTGGCCCCTAAAAGCCATGAACCCAGCAATTAAGGCGGGGTTGATGAACATAGATAAAAGTTGAAACGACGCCATGCCCAGCTGTGCCATCTTCGGAATCATGCTGCCGACCTCTCCGGCAGCAGTCCCAGTCGCCACGATAAAGGTTTGGAGGGACGGGTTTAGCTTCTCAAAAGTTTCGTATAGATTCTTTTTTAGCTCCAACTTTGTGCGTAATGCTGGGACCAGGCGCTGTCCGATAATATTGGCAAACTCTTCTTCTAGCCGCGTCATGCTGGATAGTATCTTTCCAGCATCCTTCATAGACTCTTCGTAGGCACCCGTAAGCTTGGTGCCCTCTTGAACAAAGTAATTAGCGATGGCCTGACGTTTTTGTGCCTCAGACAGTGACTGTGCGTTTATATTAAGCTGGCGCGCATACCTGGCAAAAACCTGAGCCGCGTTTTCAGACAAACCGATGTTCTGCAGAATTTCTGTAGAAGTGGTCTGCATCGCGATTGTAACGCGATCCATGGCATCTGAGGTGCCCCGGGCGAACACGCCGATGTTACGAGCAGCGTCGGCTAATGAAACGGCTAATTTGGGGTCTAGCCTGGTCTGCAGCAGCGCTCTAACTGAAGAGGTAGCGTCCCTGGTGGTAACCCCTAGCCTCTTAACTTGTTCGATGGTGGCTTTTATGTCATTTTTGGATGCGCCCACGTTGCGCGCCATAACGCGTAACGCGGTACCCATTTTCTCTGTTTCCGCATAAAAATAAGTAGACTGCGCACCTAGTTGCTTCAGTGTGCTGCCCCAGGATACGGCAAACTGTTTCGCGGAAGCTTCGGCTTGGTCTAGCCCGGCCTTAAACTTGTTGAGGTGGTCTACAACGCCGTTGACGGCGCCCTTTACTTGGTTACTCAGCTCGGCGAGTTGCTCATCGCCAGTAACAGAGACACCTACGTCTAGCGCGAGGTTTGCTAATTGCGCCCTTTGCGCAGCTTGGCTTATACCACCTCTGATGCTATCCATAGGTGTCTCCGTTACTTCTATAAAGCGCCCATGGCGACAGCCGCGCTAGACTGAGCCTGGACTTTGTGGCGATGATATTCGCGCTCAACCTCAAGTCCATAGAATTTGTAGCATTCTCGATACGTAAGGCTGCTGTCTATAACCGTGGGTAAGCAGCCGTACACGCTGCCCAGGTAAGATATAACTTCATCCCACCCTATAGGAGTCGCGTCAGGCTGGGAGTGGGGGCTGCCGCCTGTTAAGCCGCCCCCACTCCCCTCTGGTTTTTTGGATCACACACCGCCGCGACTGCCTTGGACAGCTCCTCTAGTTGCGAAATCCCAATCTCGTTATCCAGCCACTCCTCGGTAACTTGATCGCCGAGTATCAGCAGTAGCGGCTTCGTATCTGCGATAAACGTAGACGCCATGATTTCTTGCAGATAGGGCACCATGGCTGCTTGCAGCGAAGCGGCTTTATCTGCAAATTCTGCATCATCGGTGTCTAGCTTCTGCAGCCGCTCCTGGTAATCGACTACGCTCTTGTGCACAGAGGTAAGTCGCTGAGTCCTCTCCGCTTCTGCCTGGAAAATCTTACGCGCAACCGCCGCGCATGGTTCGGTAATCACCAGCTTCTTACCGCTGACAACCATCTCGACACTACGACGATCCACCACACTCTTGAACAGATCCGCAACATTTGGCATCTCTACAAAAACTCCACGATTACTATATTAAGCTTAGGCGGTCCAGAAGCTGAAGGTGTAGGGTGTGACGGGGTTTCCATCAGCATCAAGCACCCCAGCAGTAACTTCCACCTGGTAGTGGTTAGTCCCGTTAAGCGGTTTGGTCAGCGTAACTGTATAGGTGCCGGCATTGTACGTGGCGGTACCTGGAGGAGAGCTTCCCGCCTGCGTAATATCCGTAATGACGTAATTATCTACGTTCTCCGCGCTGATTGCGCTTAGTGGTCCGTCAAATACAATCGTGATGTCGCTAAAAATACTTACGCTCCCCGCGTCATCGGCAGGTACGGTAGACAGCACCGACGTGGGAACAACCGGCGGGGCCGGCGGGGTATACATAGGAATCTCCTCGCTGTAAGCGTTAGCAAGCTCGCCCTCATGGATAACCCAGTAAAGGCCTTCGCCCTCGGGAGTAGTGGGCTCAAATACCGCGTCAAACGACAAGTTACGGGTGTTCAGGTTTCCGCTACGGAAGGATTCCTGCAGTGCTTCGGAGGGTATGGCCCTGGGGAATATATAGATTACGCGGTTACCTCCTTCAGGTTCCGCATAAATAAACACCAAGGAGCATTCCTTTACAGTGATGGACGAACCAAACTTCAGCATACGCTGGCCAGGACGGCTCCACGTATAGGCTACCCTGACAGTTTCTCCGTCATCAATGGTGCTATTGGCGGTACGCCGAATCATACCGGCCGTATAATCTACTACGTAGTCAGCACTAACCCCCTCAGTATAGGTAACCGGGGTGGTGGTTGCGGAGGTAACGACTACTGATGCTGCAGTGAGGGTGCGCCCCATCAAGTGCGCCCACGCCGTACCAAAAAGGCGCTTACGCTCATCATTAATGGTAACCGTAGACGCAGCCGTGTAGGTTACCTTGGACGTATCAAAGCCAAGGGCGCGTGCGCTCTGCTCTAGCCGGCGCTCCTTGAGCACGCAGTTTATACGAGCAGATTCCGCGGTGGAGTCTTTACGAACCAGCACTTGAGGCTGGCCATCCATGATGTTCAGGTAACCGCGATCCGTGGTCACTTCGGCATCGCCCTCAAGGGAGCCGACTTCTTGCAGGTTCGAGTAATCGGGCCAACTGTTGGGATTTACGCCGCCAACGGGTCCTATAAACAGTACGCCGTTGCCCGAGCCGATAGTATGCCGTTGCTGCATAGTTATAGTTCTAGACATTTAAACCTCCTTACCATGAATCTGTTGTAAGCGCCCTAATGTGAAGCCTTACTGCTTGATTAAGGCTGCTTCCTCCAGAAAATAGATTAGAATTCTGGCTACTCATTATATTACTACCCATAACCGCCCCACCCAGTGTAGGATTTCTTCGTATACACTCCCGTATAGCGCACTTGTATCGTAGAAGCCTGAAGTATAGCGCTTCGGGGGTATCCCACTCCAGGTACACGTCTACATATAAATCTATAAATTGCTCTAGCGTAGACCGATCATGGCTATACACCAGGTGGGATTCTCTGCTGCTGTTTCCCGACGTCCAGCACACCACTGTGGGGAACTCGACAACATCTACAACCTCCCCAAAATAATATGCCTCATCTCGCGGAGGCGGCAACGCCCCTACGTCTGGGGGCTCATTGGATAACTCGGCTAGAATGGCGGGTAAGCCGCTCTTCAACGTAGCTTGCAAGCCTCGCACCGCAATCTCTTCAAACATTATTTCTTATCCCATACTTTAGCAAATTCTTGATGAAACGCCTTGGACCATATATCCCGCTGTTTACTTGAAATAATGGCCATGGGCCTTGCTGGAACCTTTACAGATTTTGCCCTTTTTGCGAATATAGGATTACCGCCGGGGCCCATCCACCTAAGGGTTTGCGCAGAAACAGGGATTATTAGCGGGCGCACGTATCCATGCTGGTGCAACTTGCCCAAGTAATACTTACCGTCTGCCGTTTTTAGCTTAGACCCTATCGCTAACGAGGTAGGCGTCCTCATATAAAAATGCGACTTGTTCCCCTTAACGCAAAAAGAGTCCCGCAAATCCCCGCTACGCTCTAAAATCTTGGTTCCGGGGTACTCTACCACCTTAGCCTGCTTATACATGGGGCTTAAGGCCCGCCACGCCGCATTTCCCTCAACGCTACCTTCCTTGGCAAACATGGCCTCGGCTCGCTCGTAATAATCAGATTCTATGATGTCTAGAATGTAATCAAAGTCCTCTAGGTGCTCATATAAGGCGTCAATGTTTCTATGCAGCTCTGTAAGCCCATCAATCTTGACGACGACTTCAGTACCTACGCCTGCTATTTTTTTAGGCAAAGCGTTAGCGGCGCTAACCGATGCATCAAGTGCGCTATTCGCAGAATTACGCGAACTTATGCGCATAGCTTAACCTACCATTCCTGAGACACTTTAAACCATGCGCCCCTGCTGGTAGTGTCCACCTCATCAATATCCCAGATATCTGCAATCTTGCTTTCCAGGTCATCCATGGGCATCGCCGGGCGCTCTTCAGTAACGGCGGATGGTACGAGCTTAGCGGTGTTGAGAAACGTGTTAAGCACTTCGTTGTACGTAGTCACGAGCCACTGCCCGAACTGAGTTTGGTTTGGCTCGCTAGCATGATGTAGCGTGTTGACAATCCAGCTCGCTGTCCCTAGCGCATTTATGTAGCGGACAGTCTCTAGAGCCTCAGGCTCAACGATAGGTAGCACGATTCCTTTGCCCCTAAACTGCTGATCCAGGGTTCGCCGCACATACTTAGCATGAGTGCCTACTTGCGTAGACGTAGGGCGCGAATCAGTAGTGTAGGGTCGCGCAGGAAGCGTGATAGCCTCTATGTCCGCTAGTGCGCAGTAAGCACCATCGATATCGGCCATTTACCACCTCAACTCGCATGTAGGGCTCATGACATGCGTACATTTTACCTTAGGTTGCATAATATATTTTATATTATGCCCCACTAATGACCGCGCCAGCCCCTCGTCTTCCCCAGTCTTACATACACTAAATCTGCCCAGTTCGCAGGCCTGTCTGGGGTATAAGGTTACCGCCCCAGCAAGACCCACTGTAAAGGGCACGTCTGGTATGCTGCGGCAGGCATTTTTTCTTGTGTAGGTATCGGTCTGCTTGTCGTACATCAAGAAGTTATATATACCGGGGTTGGGTGCGTTCTTGATAATGCCAGAAACAATCGTGTTGTTATCTGCAAGTAGTAATAAATCATTAAGCGTATTATGAGTAACTAACACGTCTGAATCTATGCTTAGCATATAATCTGCGGTAGCGGGCTTTCTCTGAAACAACCAGTTGCGCAGATATGCTAACACGTCAAACACCTCGGCGCGCTCGGTAGCCAACCGCAGGGCACCATCGCCATAGTATCTAGGAGACTTGCCCAGGTTTAAAGTAGCAACCTCTCTACTCAGATAGCCCTTACCAAAGTCCATTAGCAAATCATGAGTTGCGTCTGTACAATCGTGCACGACCCATAAAAGAGAAATGCGGTTTTTAGGATAGGCCATCTCATCTATATGCTTAAGGTACCTGGGGATAACCCAGCCCCTATCCCTGATAGGGGCACATATCGTTACGTGGGGTAGCGTCATCTACCAGCCAACCTCGCCATCACCTTATCCTTAAAAGCGGTAAGCTCTGCTACTGCGCGTCCTTCTATGCTAGCCACTGCCGCACCTGGCGGTTGCCCGTTATGTAGCACAGATATAACCATACTGCATAGGTCTTCGGCATTAGCAGCCAGTATGGGACAGCCGACCGCAGCCTCCAACGTATTAAACTTGACAGAATTGGGGTCTGCCAGCACAACTACGGGCACCCTATACCTCAATGCCGCGATAGCCCCATGGTAGCGCGTGGTGACATAAACATTACACCTGGAAATGGCCCCCATACGTTGATCCAGATAAGCATTTTGCGGGAACATCTGAATGTAGTTGGGTGCGCGAGCTAATCTTCCGCCAGTAGTATTTACGAGCGTAGCCAAAAGCTCATGTAGCCGGCAGTCGCCCAGGTCAGCCATGTCAGTGGGGTGTAGCGGAATACAAAGTGTGCGTAACCCCATGCTCCTATACGCAGCATTGACCAAATCAACGATATGCATGAATTGCGTTACAACGAAACTCTCTGGGCGGATGGATAGCCCCATCCACGGATAAAGGTGTTGCGTTGTCGGGTTACCATAAGTAAAGTCGTTTTTTATGTATTTGCCGCTATCAGGAAGGGGTCCTCCCCATGTTATATCCATGACTTCCGATGCCGTGATGCCTAACCGCCGCTGCATGATGTCTACGGACCGCGGGTCCCTCAGGTAGATGCCCTCTGCGTTGTCGAAGAGTCGTTTGTAGGCATCTATACTTTTATCAGACCACCCCTGGTCATTGGGGATGCCGGCACCGTAAACCCAACATGGCTTATCAAACAGCTCTTCTCGGAAGTAGGCATTATTCACAAAATCGGGGATTATCAGGTCCCCGCCGCCGATAATAACGCCATCCAGATGCGCAACGTCTTCCAGGGGGTGAATAACGTGAATGTTCGCCACCCCCTGGAAGACGTGCTTCCACGTCCAGACAAACCACTCGTCCCCCAGATTTTGGTAACCGAAATAGCCCGAAATGCCGATGGTTGGAAGGCTAGGGTTTGTCATATGTGCCCCTTAGCGTGCTTTCATGTAATTATCGATAGCGCTAATAATCGTCTTTGCGCGGTCAGCCCAGGTGTTTTTATCTAAAAACGCTTTACGAGCTTCCCGCTTCTCAGCAGAGTTATTAGTAAACTCCTGAGAGATGGCTGCAGAGAAGTAAAGTGGTTCATCCTTCACCCTGACGAGGTGACCGAACTTCTCTACCTCTTTAAGCCCCGTAGACACCACAGGCAATTCGGCGGCCAAGTATTCCCACACCTTGATGGGGTCGGCGGCGTTGGTAACCTGGTCGTTGGTGATGAACGGCACAATACCTACGTCGCAGTTATGGAGAATGCCGGATAGATCTGAATGCGGCACATGCCCAAGCAGGTGTACGTTAGGTGGGGTGCTTTGGAAGAATTTTCGCGCAGCAGGATCCCAGACCTCACCAACAAAGATAAACTGGATGTCAGGCCGGGTGGCGGCGCTCGTTCTAATAACTTCCAGGTCAACCCAACGGCCTACGCACCCGATGAACACCGCTCTGATGCCCTTAGGGAGGTTGGACAGCGCCGCAGGTTCCGCACGCGCGGAGAATTGCTTGGGGTCGGCGGCATTGTACACCATGACGCACTGCGCGGTGCTATGCTTCTTGGCACGCTCCATGTTCGCGGTAGAGGAGCACAGCACGATATCAGCGTCCGCAAACATCTGCCGTTCCATAGCATCCCACTCAGGGAAGTTATCCAGGCAATCATAAACAGTAGCGCGCCGATTATGGGGCTTTGGGTAGTTGTTGCTATTGTACTTAGCCCAGGAAGCCAGAAAAATATGCGGGCCCAGGCTCTCGCCGGCGCCGCCGTTGACTAGCGTCAGCCAGCCCCCCTTTACGATGTGCAGCTTGTCCCGCTTAACTACAGTAACAGGGCCATTTTCGTCAGTTTGCGGGTGATCGCAGAAATAAACTGTATGCCCCAAATCGGCTAGCGCTCGACATATCTGCTGCGGGCGCTGATACAGCTTATCGTAGGGTAACGTTGGTGGATATATAAATGTGTACTTGTTGGCCCTTTTAGCCATCAGAAGATCCTCCGTGAAGCTTGATGTATCTCGCGTAATCCTGCTCATACATACGCATGTAGTCGGCAGGTAATGACGATTTGTGCATTCTATTTATTATACTATCGTAGGTGCTTAGTCGCAGGTCTGGCTCATAGAACATAAGTTTATTATCTGCGGCTATCTTGGCCGAAAAGTCAAAATCCCAGAACGCCGCTTTATATTTAGGGTCAAACCCGCCTACGTGCTTCCACGCGTCCCGGGTAACTATCATAAACTCTTTAGGCAGATGCAGCACCCTAAGCCTGGTATTATACCTGACGACCGTATCATGGTCGCCAAAGCCCATATATTCCGGGAAGCTGGCTGTAACGCTGCGCACTCCGGCGCATACAACCCTACTGTTACTTAAATTAACTAAGCGGCCCGTTACTGCGACAGGCCCGTTCTTGTAGATATTAGCTGTATATAACGTTTGGTAGAAGCGCATGTACCATGGATGCGGGAACATAGTACCGCCCTCTATAATCAACGCATAGGGATAATCCTCGGCCTCTATCGCAGCATTCACGAGTGACGGCAGCCCCTCCCCCTCATCGGGCTCTACCATGGTTACCGGGTTAGTGGTAAGAAACTCCCTCAACTGCTTAAACGCTTCATATTTAGCCATAAACCCGGGCGTATCGCTAATGCGCTGCGTAGCCAGCTCCTTATCGGCAAAGATGGGCTGGTAGGCCTCCATCTCCGCGTCAATGGCGGCGATACTAACGTTTAGCAACGATACCACCCTACGCCCATTACGGTCTGCTGCAATCGTATTTAGCGTAAGCAGCAACTCCTGCGGCTTCTTCGGGTCACCCACCACAACAATATTGAACATCACTACCTCGCCGTCAAAAATACTACACTACCATATACATACATAAAACTAAGTAACCCTGCCCCTGGTGTTACCTCCAGGAGCAGGGTTACCTACCGCCGAATTGCTACATCAGTGCTACGAAATAACATTCTGCAGCACATGGCAGCAGTAAGGGCAGATAAACTTCTCATCTACGTGCTCTTCTACCTGAATATACGTAGAGGAGACGTTCTGGTCATACCACCGCTTGGTTTCTCGCTGCTTCCACTGCATGGCCAACCCGAAGGTCAGGTTGCGAGGGCCCATCTTGGGGTTAACATACGCAATATACACGTTTTTACCCCAGATATAGGATAAGTTCTCGGCCTGCCCGATATTAGCGTTATTTACGCCAGCACCCGCGATGTACACATCCAGCCCCCACAACTTCCTGGGGAGTAGGATAACACCATCCAGGTTCAAGATGTTCTGCGTCATCTTGACCAAATCCTGAATCTTGTGGTTGGTGGTTAGCGCGCATGCAACCTCGAACGGGATGATCATCGTGTTCGGCATTTTGTAAGTATCCGCATGGATACGCGCAACGGCCGTGTTAATGATATCCTTATCAGGATTGGTGCTGGTAGACTGGTCCCAAGGGACGGAAGTAGCACTTATGTCCGTCTTGGGAATGGATGCGTTGTTGTTGATTGCATCCCTGATGCGAATCTCCTGATTAAGAAGCAGGGCTTCGGTAATCAAGGAGGTAGAGTCCTCCAGGGGGCTGAAGGGGTCATCCGCGTTATCGGTAACCTCGTCGGGGATGGCTTCCTTCAACGAGTGCGGCTCGCAGAAATAGGTATCATACCCATAACTATGAGTAATCTGATTCGCCGGGGTTCCGGGCGCGCGCAGGTCATCATAGGTATGGAAGTGCTCCTTGCCAAAAGTAGCAATTCTATCAGACTGCTTCTTCACGGCAATACGCGGGAAAAGTACAGTACCCACTAGCTGCTCGTTAGTGTAGCGAATAGATACTGCGCTTAAATACTGATCTACATGAACATCTTGCGGATTAAGCGGCATTTTGGTCTCACCACCTCTACTATAGAGTTATCTGAATCGCGGGATAGATTACGCTAGCGGCAACTAGGTCGTCGGCGTTGCCCGCCTGCTCAAACATGCATACGGCGTAGTACGTAGTGGGAGTTCCGGTAACCGTAGCCTGAGCCACGCGCCCGTCAGTACCACTAATGTACCCGTAGTTGCCTGCCTGCACCGAACCCGACACCTTTACGTTTACCGCACCAACACGACGTAACGTTGCGGGGGTGTCATTGTTTGCGGGGAATACCAGAACCCCGGCAAACTCAGGAACATTAGGTCCCCCGGGCAAGTCCACCTCTTCAGTGTTAGCGCCATAAATCATGGCCCTGTAAGCTTCAACGCGCGTTCCGGCCCGGTTATACGCCTGCCAGTCCCAAATATTATGCATTCCAGCCATTATTAGTTCACCTCCTACCTACAACAGTTGCTATTCCCCGTACAGGCGCATACGAGCCATACGGAGGGCGTCGTCAGAAGAGTAGCCATGCTCTTCGAAATCCTCGGCTAGCGATATAATTTGCATCGTCGCGCTGCCGGGGTGATGCACTGGCAAATCCTCGGGGTCTGCGTAAGCGGTCCCGTACTCGTCAAACGACATCACGGCAGGCGCGTTCTGCAAGAACTCACAGAACAGCATCCGAATGCTGGGAGGAGCAGTTAGCAAAATCTCCCTAGCGGCGGCTGCCTGCTGAGGAGTAATCGTCGCTTCGCCGGTGGCATCATCACACAGGAGAACATCGACCAGCTCATCTACCTGGCCCTCGGCGAGCATCATAGCCTGCTGATCCTGTTCCTGCCTGTTCTGCATGAACTGCTCGGCCAGCATCACAACTGCAGGGTCGGCAGACTCAGACAGCAGCGTAGAGAGCTGAGCACCGTTTAGCACATCCTCCAACATCGCTGACGTCTCAGATAGTGCGTAAGCCATCTCGTCGTCACCACACACCCGGGCTAGGGCGTCTACACTCTCTTTAGCGGAGATAACGCCACCTAGCTGCGCTAGAGTTAGCCCATCCAGAGAGCCCTCATCAGGCTCGTCAAACATATAAGCATCATCGTAGTCATCCTCTTCGCTGAGCATGATCTCCTCGGCAGTATCGGATAGCGCCACAGCGCCCATCTCGGTTAAATGCTCATCAAGCGCAGCAATTTCCTCATCAGAGAACTGCGAGAGAATTTCCGCAGCCTCCTCATCAGTAAGGTCATTAGCCATGTCACTGACATCGTCGATAGTGGCGCGAGCTTCGTAAATGTCTTCATCGCCAACCGTAACAGTGTAATCACCATCATCATCCGCAAGAGCCTCTAACTCCGCGTCATTGTACGCCTCATACTCCGGCATGTCGTCCTCCTCAAACTGAAATACGTCATTAGCATTTAGACTAGTAAAAAGTGGGTGCGCAGATCGCATATGCTCTGGCACAAGCATACAACCTCGCTGACCTTGCGCGGCGCTTTCTGATAAACAAATGACCTCTGAGAACTTCACATTCTCGTCTAAGGCCACCATGCGCCTGATATAGGGGCGATTGGTTAACCCAGCCCCTAAAAGTACGTTACGATAAGTTTGCCCAGTTTCATCGTCTACCCACTTAGGAGAAAGCTCTGCGCTAATATAGCGAAACCGCTTGTTCTTAACGGCGTCTTTTCCCAAGTCAGTAAACTCTACGGTGGCTATTAAGGCGTCCCCGACGCGCCTTACTCCGCGAATCCAGCCATAAGATTCTTCCTGATTCTTATGGCCTGCATCCAAGGACAGGTCAACACCGCGAACATTAGCCTTAAAATTCTGAACAATCTCGTCTAACGTGCTTGGCGTAACAATCAACTTACCGTACTTAGGATGATCCCACTGCCCGGTACGAAGCAGTTGAACATCTTTAACAGGTAATTCATCGCCAGCCGATGAGCCTTCATAATCCGGCTCATCTAATTCTACACAGGTAAAGTCTTCCCATATAGGAACCACGGACATATCTAGATAATTACTCACGTCTACCCTCCTTTCTATAATAAGATGGTCATCCTTTATACCTGTACCTTCTACACCGTATTGAAGAGTTCAAAGACTTTGGTAACACCATGCTGCTTTGCTGTATTTATAAGTAAATTACTTATAGCGCTGCCGTGCGCACTATCGTTGTGGTAGTGCGCTACCGCAGCTACGCCCTTCGGTTTCTTTTTGTCCCAATTCCACTTAGGTTCAGGCTCATCGTTGTGAATGTAAATCCACACACAGCGGCAGTGCTTATGCTGAGGGGGATTATATTTACCTGATTTGTAGTCAGGGTGCGCCAACTTTATCTTTAGCCCGTCCAAAGAAGCGCAATAACTACATACCCTATGGTCTAGGATGGCAGAATACATCGCCCCTTGAAACTCATGCAGGCGCCCCTTAACTGAGATATTCCTACCGATGTTCATCCCCATGTGCAGCCCGTCGGCGAAAAATGCTTTACCAAACGAGGTAAATGATTTTTTAGCAGCAGCTACTAAATCTTGTAGTGTCATTATGCCACCTTACCCATGCCTGCTTCTTTATAGGTAACCCCTTTAAATATAGACACCTGTAGCATAGAGTAAAGCTCGGGGTCCCGGGCCTTTAAGTAAGCAGGCTTATGGACATATAAGGAGTAACCCTCTGCAAAAAACTCTTTAGGGTCTGAAGCTGCGTATACGGTAGGAAACTCCCCAGATTTCTTCCTAGCACTAAACATGTTATGTATGTGCGCTTTTATCTTACTAGTCGCTATCTTGCCATTAGCATACACACAATGCCCTAATTCATGAATCGCTGCGCTAATAAACGTAGATCCGGCAGACGCATGGTAAGGCTGCGGAGTCTCTACGCCCTTAGCAGCATCGGGTATCAAAAACATATCGTTAGTGTCCCAGCAATAACCTCCTGTAAGAGCGCCACCTTCGCTAGAAAACCTACGCTGTAAATCTGTAATAGCGGCTTTAATTAGCGCAGCAGTTCGCTTATTTTTAGTCGAAGGCTCAAAGTCTCTAACTATTGTGCCGTGATTACCTACCTGTATACTCCGCAAACCATTAAAGTGTTCTTGTGGAAGCTTAGTGAATGCAACAGCTAGGTGTTTTATCGCACCCCGCGCAGCACGATTAACATCTGATACAATCCTGGCAGTAGCATGTGCGGGGGCTAGCACAGTCCCCCTAGGATTGGCTGTAATTTCTATAGTTATGGGCTGTAAGTACGTAGAGGCGTATTTAGGAGCAAAGCGCCCTGTTGTTGGGTCATGCTTATCGTTCATACACCTATTACACAAAGTAAAGAGGCAGCACTGGGGGGCGCTGCCTCTTTATCTGTAGCTTAGATTACTGTATACGTTATGCGTGCCTCACCAGGAACCGGAGGTCTAGCTACTGCATAGGGTCTCCGATCCTACGACGGCGCTGAAGGTCTCGCATAATTCTGTCACCCACACCGCCACCCTTCATAGCACGCCTCAAAATAGCCGGAGATCCAGAGTTAATTTGCGCGTTTTCCATACTATTTATGAGCCGACGCCCCCTAGAGCTTTTAGCAAAGTTAGTTATGCCACCTTGCACCCTGTCGCTGTTCCAAGCCCGCCTGCCTAAAGTGCCTACGCCATACTTCATGTTTCTGGTAGCGTAAGCGCCCGTGCCGAGGGCTCCAAGGCCGGCCAGTCCAGCAAGAAGCTTAGCCCTACGGGACATGCCTCTTCTAGGAACCGCAACCTCCTGCGTATCCTCGAACATGTAAGGACCATAGCGATACATAAACAATACCTCCTGCTAATAAATACCGACTTATACCACCCATAGTGACTAGTTCCGCCAAGTCTCCCCAGTTAGCCCACTAGCCGCGCTTTGCGGGCATTATCTCACCACATGTTTACCAATGCGAACCGCCGCCCGTAGGCACTAGTGCCTATAACATAAGCAGAAATCACATTTATGGCAAGCGCTACCCACTAAAGGTTGTTTATACAAATTGCACGCATAAATCTGCGCCTTTATTGTAAATCCCTGAGCGCCGGCTATCTTAGGGTCTAGTAAATAAATGCAGTCGCCTTTAGCTGCGCAAAGCTTGCACCCATTACGTAAATTGTCGGTTTCCAATGCGCAGCCCTAACCTTACTAAATCTCCCCAAGCAACTGATTTACCGGACACCTTAGCTCCATCCACCAAGAAGCCGTCAGGTAAATACTCTTGTAGGGCTAGCGCGTACCTGGGGTCACTGGGATTAACCTTAATAACCCCGGTAGCCTGAAGTGAATCGTCCAGCGTGGCTGCATTTACATGTAGAGGCAGGCTACCGCTAATCCCGCTTATACCATCAGCTACCGATACGGTGTCGTCTGCCCCTACGTCCACAGTGATTATCTCATCTGTCGATAAATCTTTTATATAAATCTCCTCCGTCCTTGCCATTATTCCTCCCCCTTGCTGGGGCTCAGCAGCACATCTACCGATTGTAAAATGCTAGCTTTTAGCAAATCAAACTTCATGTCCGCAGATCGCTTCTCCACGTACACGCGGGCTAAAATCTTGGAAATAGCAGCAACGTTACCTTTATCCAGCTTAGAAAACTTACCGGGCACTCCAAGCTGAGCTAACATCTGGCTGTCACCGGTCGTAATCGCAGCAGACATCTCCGCTGCGTAAGCTTCCGTAAGCTCTTTAACCATGGGTACCTGCACCGCAAAAATGCTCTTGTCGGAGGTAATAGCCTCATACACGGCTACAGCGTAAGCCTCTGCCTGCTGGGTAGCTAACGTATCTATAGTAGCAGTAGCTTCCTCTTCTCGAAGAAGGACATCCTCAGCGATTTCATCAATGGCGGACATCTCTTCATATATGGTAGGCGTTCTTGAAAGCTTACGACGCTCCAGGTCAGCGGCGGCGGACTGCGCCTCTTTCTGCACGGCCCGCTCCCCAAAAAGCAAATCACGCCTAGCAGCTAGCGCCTCATTGCTCCTAGCAGACCTTATCTGCGGTTTATTTTGCTGCTTGCTTTGTGGCTTACCTTGCGACTTGGCTGCGGGGGCGCCCTTGGCTACCCGCAAACTATGCAGCTTGTCGATAATATTCGCTATCTTAGAATTTCTTTGCGTTACCTGCCGACTAGCCATGTAATTTATTACTCCTCCATCACACTTCTACGAAATAGCTCAAGCTCCACTACTGCCTCGCCAAACGGCGTTATTGCATACACCCCATCCCTCGCGTCATAGCCTACTAAGTTATACTTCTTCATTGTATACAACACCGCGTCTGTAATTTGTGTGGATGTTGGGATGCTCCCTACTAAATCGGTTTTAGACTTAGCAGCTTCCCGCAGTGACTGCAGTATATCAAAGGCATCCGCCCCTACACTATCCAAGTAGCTAGTACTATTATTATAATATGTAACCTGATGCGCAGCATACCGCTTACCATACATTGTAAGCTCCCACCCACCAGCACCACGAACAACAACGGCTTTGCGCTCTAAATCGTGCAATAGGAGCTTAGCCTCGCTCGGATAATCTGCGAATTTTGTGTTATTGGCTAGCAAGTCTGCGTACACGTAGCGCATGGCATTACGCCTCTGCGACGCCCTCATCGCCGGCAGAGGCATCGCGCCTCTTCTCCATCTCGCGAAGTTGGCGCTGCACAGTGTCGCTAAATCTACGCTTGACGGACTCGGGAAAATCAAGCAATGTTAGGAAGTTGGCGAGCGTACCATCACTAGGATCTTGTGCGTACTCCTGCCCAAAAAACACAGTATCGCGTAAAAACTCGTACATTGCTATATTAGTGTTTTTTAGGGAGTTAGGGCGAGTAACATAAAGCTGATAGCACTCTGAGAAAAACTTAGTGCCGCCTTCTGCGGACATGGCGGAAGGTAATTGCGCCATGGTGGCCTCTTTATGGATGAAGTGCACATTAATTTTATTGCTATCTGCTAACTTTGTATATACATGCGCACCAATACCGCGTAAAGTAGCCTGCGCTGCTCCAGAAGTATTTATGGAGTAGTCAAGTAGGCTTGTAAGCAAATCTGCTCGTCGTGCTTCGATGTAATCTAATCGCTTCTTGTTCGCCTTTTCAAGATTACCACTACGACTAAACTCATTATCCATTGCGGCTTGCGCACCAAGCGTCCAGCGCTCCATCCTGTTGGCGGCTAGAGCCTCAAAGTGCTCACCCATAAGCTTCGCGTTATCTGCCAGTTGCGCCTTCCTAAACCCCTCTACATGCTCATCTGCAGTGCTTTCGTCATAAGGACTATCATGAATATATATAGTCCCATTACCCGCAGAATACACATGGTCTACCGCGGAGTAGCCTTTAGGCAACCAGCCCTCTTCGCTCTCTCGCTTAAACACTGCCTGAACGTGATGTTCCGTCAACACGTCTTTAGGTCGCCGAAGTATATCCTTCAAGAATGAGGTGTCCCACATAGCAGAGCTTTCTGGGTTACCTAGCCTAACTTCCCTAATTCCGCTAATATGAGCTAGGGGTACTGACCGCAGCACTGCGGGTATAACACGCCCTCCTATAGGCTGTAGCTGGCTCGCCCTTTCCGATCTTATATGCACTAAGTTCCGCGCTACTTCTTCAGTTAGCCCTCTATTTATGCCAGCATCTCCCCCGAAAATATCATACTGCTTTTTAATATGAGCAGCCCCCATATCAATTCTATAATCAGCTTTTCGCGTAGTCTTAACGGGCTCCCCCGTCTCGAAAGCATCCATCATAGGCACTTGTTCGCGGCCCATAGGAACGGCCCCAATCCCGCTCTGGCCTTTATGCTTGCTAGGCTGATCTGCCATATCGGCGAGCTTGCCCCTGTACAGCATGCTTATGCCCACAGCTAGGGCTACGGCGACAGCAACATTTGTTATGGCTTTCTTTATTCTCCGCTTAGGGCTTGTGGTGTCAGCCCCGTCATAATAAGGATCTCCCTCGTCACCGACATAGGGGCTACTTCGCTGAGGCTCGGCGGAAGCATTACGCGCATACCCCGTGTAAAAACCATATATGGGGTCATCTGGGGCATAAGGGGCCTGGTAGTAAGACCCGGCTACTGCGGGATTACTTCCGCCGCGCCTAAGTTTACGCGGCTCAGCCCTCCGCAGCGCGGGCTTAGCTTGCTTACCGGAAGGCGCCACTGGGGGTGCATCCTTAGTCCCCCCAGCAACTGGCGCAGAGCCGCCCCCGGGCTTTTTTGCAAATCTTCCACCCTTTGGGCCCGCCGGCTCATGGTACGGGTTAAAGAAGTAGTACACGGTGCCTGCGACAGCAGTATCCGCCAAATCCAAAAGATCGTAATCGAGGTTATCTTTATTATTGGATAGCATAGCCTCACGCTTTTCCTGCCTGTATTTTTTGAAGTCGTCCTTAGCCATGCGCTTACATAACTCAGCAATAGCCGTTACGCCGCTAGCGTACGATTTATTACCATCGTTAGGATTGCGTATGTCTAGTCCATGATACAGATACTTAGGAGCTGTTACATGAGCACCGGTATCTGCGTAAAATGCAGCAAGAGACACTAAAAAATTATTAGGGTGCTCTGGATCCACAGACTGCGTAAGGATAAGCCTAGGCGCCTTAGCCGCATTTTTAGGAAGCTGCTCTACAAACTGCATATAATCTATAAACAAATCTGCTAGGCGCTGCTGCATTACAGCTACCTCTGTAGCATTGGACGAAATTTTGTCACTAGCGGCTGAAATTACTTTGCCGTAAGAGCCCTCAGTCATATGCTCTAATATCTGGTCTAGCGTGGGTAACGTAGATTTTTGCGGATCTGCCGCAGCGACTGTAGAAGCTGCTGCCCTGAAGAGGTCTACAAGCATACCATCCGAGAAAAACTCATGCTGCTCGATTGCCCCTTTCATATGCCTCCGTATTACTGCCTCAGCCTTAGAGGAGTCAGAGGTATCTACAGCAGCTATGGGAATGTTGCCTAAGTGTAGAAGTGTTCTACTGGTCCCGTCAGGGTTAGGCGCCTCCACTAGGCTAAACGGCCCCGCGCTTACCTCTAAACCATTTTCATAAGCATCAAGCTTAGTACCTACATCAGGTTGCCAATACGATGCTTCCTTAGGTAAAGCTCCCTCCAGAATCCCCTTCCTGTACTGCTGCGTCGCGAAAAGTGTCTCCTCATCCGTAAGCCCTGGAGTTGTAACTCCGGCAGGGAGGTCAAGCCGCCTGATGTGTTCGACCGCCTTCCCCATCTCATCCGCGTCGGCATCCAAAAAGCTCTTAATGATGGCAGCCCGCTTACGCTCTTCAGAAGGGTCACGGTAATCCTTTAGATGCCCATCTGCCTTTAAACTGCCCGCTAATAAGCGCATCCCCTTAGCTACTTGCTGTGGGGTTGCGGGAAGCATTTCTCCAGAGGCGTTTCTTACAGTAAACTGTAGCTTATCGTAGTGGACGTTTTCTATATGATTGGGCCTAGAGGTTAGTGTGCGGTAAGATAATGTATCCTCGCCCAGGCTTGTAGGATCGCATGGTACGCACGCTATTTGCAGGCAATCTACTGCCTCGGGCCGAGAAGCATACGCATTTAGACTTCTAATCAAAATGTTTAACTGCTGCGCGCTATGCGCCATACGCAGGGGCGTCGCACCACCCTCATGCTCCTCGCCCGCTTCCTGACTTTCCGCGATGGCTTGTAGAAACTTACGTGCAGGTACTTCCCCGGCAGGAGACACTTCCCCAGCCGCGGCAAGGCGCGCGTACACAGATGCCGTTAAGGGTCCGAACTTGCGCAAACCCGCGATACGCGTATCAGTACCTGTTAAATAGCTACTAGCCTGGGCGTGCAGTATCCTAGCCGCCGCCTTCTGGTCAACAAACGCACTACGCTCTTTTGTAAATACTAAAATATTATGTATATACGTACTTACGTGAAAGGGGTCGGTTAAATCAACAACCATATCATCTAGTTGTAGCTCCGCGCGGCCAAACGCTAGATGTAGCCTCCCCACCCCAGGCTGATCCTTGGTGGAGGTAGTTACCAGCTGCTTTGCTGCGCCACGAATTAAATCATCCCCCGGCAGCTGAGCAACGTGCTCATTGGGGTCCGTTACGCCACCAATAAGATGGTAGTTAGTTGGCCTACGTGAGGTTGTAACCCCACCCCCCTGCAGCATAGCGGTTAGGCCGGAAACAAACGCATCGTTCTCTCCGTCCCCTATCCACCGCTTTACCTGGGCCCTTGTGACCTTTTCCTGCACAACGCCCGCTGCTATGGCAGTAGCCTCGGCTTGTGTAAGATTGCCACCGAAAAATGCTGCTTTATCCGTATCTGTAGATGGCAGGAAGAAGCCCCACACAGGCGCAGCCTCAGTAACAGTTGTACCTAGTACAAAGTCGCCCTCATCTACAGCTTCTCGACGAACAACGTAAGCTAACCTGCCCTCATAGCGGCTGCTGGGGTCACGCTTACCTTGAACCTCCAAGCACTCCACAACATATTTACTAGCACGATCCGCCGCTGCCCCTAAACCAAGCTCTTCCTCTGCAAACTCCGTAGTTTTAGCGCGTGTAGTCCTCCCCTTAACAACGCGCAGCCCTCCCTCGTACTGATTAGGCGGAGAGCTGTTATCGCACACTACTTCGATAAGATGCGCCTTACCGGCATTTCCCTTGTACATTAACCTAGAGTCTGGCGAGCGATCTAAAAACTGCGCGTAATCGCTAAGTGCGCTATCCAGGCTATCCCGCAGCGCCAGCATACGAGGCTGATACTCTTCTGGTACCTTATAGGTGTCTAAGGCCCTAGCAAAATACGCTTGTAAATTACTACGAGTTTTGCGTATATCATCCTGGGCCGTTACCGCGTCGCCTACAAGAATAGCCCTTCTAAGATTATTTAGTTCTGCAGAAACGACGTTAATAGGCCTTGGCTCAGAGCATCTCCTGTTAGACAGCCTATGTAATCTGTCTAACATACGTAACGAATACGCGTTACGAATACCTTGCTCAGTAGGCTGCACGTCTTCGCCGACAGCCTTGCCCGTGGCTGCGCGCACCATACTGACAAAGATATCGCAATCTTGGTCGGTTATAGGACCCCTTATCGGAGAGTCTACGACGTTACTGGCCCCGCTGCTGTCCAGCAGCAGTAGCGTAGGGTCCGCCTCTCTGCGCAAGCGCCCTGCGCGCTCTGCCGCAGAACGCCGCTCCGCCGACTTATATATGTTAGAAAGCTTTTCACCATCAACTATCGTGTAACCCCTAGGAACCTCCCTCAGGTCATTGATTCTCTCGTCTATCTCTTTAGGAGTAAGCGGAGTACCACCGACGCTCAGCCTGTACGCGTAGATATACCCCCTATAATCCGCTGCTGGCGTAGGCGTAGCGGCCAGGTGCGGCTCTACCTCAGTCGTAGGCAATGGTGAGGTAGCTTCTTCGACCACGGGAACCCCGGCTATATCAGCCACAGGGTAAAGCTTCTGTTTGCCATAATAGCCCAACGCTACAACCGCTAACCCAGCGCTCCCCAGCAACGCAGCGTTAGCCGTGGTGTGCAAGACAGACTTAAGCGCGCCCTTGCGGGGATATCTCGGGTGGTCTTTACTTACAGCTTTAGCATACTGCTCTGGGCTATAACCATGCTCCTCGCTATAGTCATCGTAATCGTCTAGCCTAGGCTGCCGCTTAGCAGCGCTTACAACGGAGGATGCTATATCTTTATCGGACGTATTCGCTGGAGCTGCGCCTCCAGGCCTCTTCGCAAATCTTCCCCGCTCGTCATGATTTTTATTGTAGAAGTAATAAACTTCAGCAGTCACGTTACCGCCCCCGCAGCCTTAAACCACGTAAAACTTCGGAGAATAGGCGGGAGCTAGCGGTATTTACTAGCCTATAGCCTGTAAAGCTTTCTGCTAATGCCGTGTCGTTGGCAGCAGGGGGTGCAGTAGTCGCAGCAGGAGTAGCAAACGGATTGGCTGCAAACGCCCGCAGCCCCTCTGCGGTAGTAACAGGCTGCCCGTTATAATAAACGCGAAGGCCCTTGTACGGTGTGCTGACCCTTCTCTTCGGAAGCCAGACAGGGGCAGAGCCCGCCTGAAGTGGAGAATCGCTATCCGTTACATACCTAGACATGAACACATCAGAATCAGTATCGCCATAAGGCACTAGCTCAAGCTTATAGCCTGCGTTATCTCCTGTAGGGTCATACGAGTATTTACCCTTAGGTTCAGCGTAGTCCGTAAGCGCCAGTAAAGTACGAAGCCTGGACATAGAAACTTCTCCAGCAAGAGCTGCTTGCCGGTTAGCTTTAAGTGCTGGATCCTCTGTCGCATCTATCGCTTTCTGCTTAATTACTTTATTGTTTATCTCTGCGCGAGCAGCTATCGCCTCCAGCGGAATAATACCATTGGTGGCGCCTAGCTCCGCATCTGAGGGTACCTCATTGTTAGCAAGCAACGAGTTGACTATGCCCCGCGCCGTGTACGCAAAACGACGCCTTGTCCGAATAGGCCTAAATGCCTGTTCAGACATCTCCCTCCCACTTTTAGATAAAGGCACCCCATTATTAGGGTCCTCAGCATCCCCAACAGCTACTAAATCTCTGGCTCGCTGGCTCGCACGTAAGTTTTTTCGTGCGTCTTCGCAAATCCGCACAATTTCATCTTTGTAGCGCGCGGCATACTCTGGTGTGTGCGCTGAGGTCGGCGTAATAAACTTTATCGTATCAAGATGCACAGGCTGATTGCCGATGGTGACCGTCACGTTCTGCGTATCTAAGTTATGTATTATAGAAAACTCATGAACGCTGGTTATAACCACACGACTATTGTTATCCGTAGAATACGCATGAGAAGTTTTCGGAGGTCGTGTGCCCGGACGTGGGTTTAGTTTTTTCTCCAGGTAGTCCCCAAGAGGGAGCGTTACTGAACCCGTGCCAGCCACGTCTGTAATGGGCAGCTTATATAATCTGTCTACAATGTCGTCGGGGTCAGCCTGCTCTTGAGCTTTCCTGGCCTCCTCCGCATCCTTACTCCCGGCAGTGGTTGTAAGCATCGCTTCCCACCCTTTTGGTTTCTTGGAAGGGCTCTTGTTTCCAAGTATCACAGAAGCGACCTTAGCTTTAGCCATACCATCCTTCGTAGGATTACCCTCAGCTAATCGGTCTACCCACTCCAGAATAGCCTGCTGGCGTTCCTCAGGTTCATCTTCTACAAGCTTGAAGTCTGGGGCTTTAGTCTTTTCAAGTACTGCTGCTACCGGGTCTAGCGATATATTATTATGCAGGGCATTACTAAACGCTACCCAATGCTGTTGCGTAGACATGCCAGTAAATATGCCATGGGCTCGCCGCGGCCCCTCCTGCAGCAGAGGGGGTATAGGTACGTCACGCTTTACAGGAGGCTCTGGGGGAGGCGCATTAGCAAGCTGCGCTGCAGTAACTTTCTCCTGGTGTTCCTTTAGCGCGTACTCATGCTCCTGGTCCGCTACAAATACGTCATCTTGATATGCTTTAAGCGTCTCTAAATAGGTTTTATCTGCAGTAAACACGGCTCCTGAGCGCTGAGGCATCTGGATGGTCAGCACATAGCTATAGGCTTTACGGTCTGTCCCCTGCCTTACTTGGGATCTATCCTCATCATAGCTCGCAACCCTCCCCCCGACGTGGCCAACGCAGTTAATGATATGCTGCGCTACCTTTTCTCTAGTGGCGGCGTCTGGGAAATTCTCTAAAGAGATGTCCATCTGATCCGGGTTGGTGTTACTGTTCCTATGCTCAGCACTTACTATAGAATCAGCCGATCTGATAGACCCAGGAACCACCATGACGCCAACAGACTCTAAACCTTCAACTATCCCGCCCAACCGCGCAGGTACGGCAACCTCAACACTTTTGCCGCCACGCCGCATCATAAAGTAGGTGCATTCAGTCTGTCTACCGTTTAGCACCTCTACGCCCACTTTAGGGCCTGGAAATTCCCCTGGCTTAGCCTCCTCTAGCACAGGAGACGGCTTTAGATTAGGCTTGGGTACTAGTAGCGCATTAACCTCCTTTCTATAAGCTGCTTTGGCGGGGGTGCTCCATTTAAGGTCTGCTAACAGCGGAACCTGACTGCCGGGGAAGTTTTCCCCAATTTTAGGAACGGGGAGATCTTTATCTGCATCTAGAACATCCTTTTTTGACAAAACGCTTTTAGCTATAGACTTCTCCAGCTCATCCCAGCATAATCTTTCTGCAAAATGCACCCTAGACGCGATGCTGGCCGGGGTCTGATATGTCATTCCTAATGGAGGCCCCTGCCCTGCGGCTCTAGCCGCTGCGATAGCCTGTTTAGCCCTGTTCTTTGCCTCGATTGCTGGCGCGGAGGAATCTTCCCTGCTACCTAATAACTTATTGAACGCAGCAGCCTCACCATTATCAGCCACATGCGCGAGGGGCGCCATGGCGTCTGCATAGGCAACAGATTTTGTGCTTAATTCAAACACATACATCGGGTTCTTTTTAGGGTCCCCGTCATCAAAGCGGCACACGCCCCGCTTACCATAATTAGGATTAGGCTCGTATTGGGGGTCTACAGTACCTTCGGTAGCTGCGGTTACACGATCCTTAGGCTCTACAAACAGCCCTGACTTATGAGCAGCGGCTACGGCAGCTTCTACTTGCGCATGAAAGTTGTCATCGCTTAGCGCCTCTTCACTGGGCTTAAGGATTACCCTAGTACCCTCGTCAATAATTTTACCGTCAGCATCTAGGGTTCTATACCTAGTCGCTACAATCTGCCCACCGGCGCGCTCAGCTAGCCTGGCTACAGCTTGTGCTGCACCCTCAGGAACCCCAAGAACTACAATCTCTGCGTCCGGGGACGTTGGCGATGGGATACTGAGGTCCCTAGCCATGTAAGAAAACTTTACTTTTTGGTCTTCCGGTACTCCCTCTTGCCCATCAACAGGTATTGTGACTATGCGCGGCTTGCTTATAAACTTACTATGCGGGGCTAGTTGCGCAGCTCCTGGGTTGGCTTGTACATAAGCCGCTACTGCTTCAGCATGCTTTTTCTCCAGCTCAGCCTGCTCTTTCTTATCTGCGCCTTGCTGTACCCTAGCTGCGGCTGCAGAGGGCAGTGGCTTGGGTTTACTTTCAACAGGCATGGTATACACGGGGACATCGGGCGCTGTCGCGCTTTCAAGATTACCTACAATTAGTTTAGACTCATGCAGCCACTTATATATATTCTGTACTCTAGACTTTTCCGTTACACTACTATAAGGGTAAGGCTTACCCTCCTTGTCCTTTATCATATTAGCTAGCATTGCGGGAGTAATTAGCTGTACACGTTGCGCTTTGTCCTTAAGTCCCGCTAATGCTGCTATGGCTTTATTAGCCAAATCAGCCTGCCCCTTTGGCGGAGTAAGCTGCATAAGCTCTACATAGTGGCCCCGATCCTCCTCAGTCGGAAACCCGGCTAGGGGAGGTATAGCACGCAGGGTTTCAGCGAGGGCACTGCGTAATTCGTTACTCGCGTTTTCTGGGACGCGCGCTATGCCCGTGTCTACTGGAGGCGCAGTAGCTGCAGCAGGCGTAGTGGGTGCAGCAGGCGTAGTGGGTGCAGCAGGCGTAGTAGGTGCAGCGGATGGCGCTGCCGCATCTACCCCCGCAGCTTTTACGTCCTCTATGTTCGTCAGCTTTTTACCGAACATAGAAAATATAGCGTCTACAACCCCAGATTTAGACGCTGGAACGGTCCCGGGGGGCATCGCTCTTCTAAGTGCGTCTTCTTGCGCATTATTCAGCTTAGACACAAGCATAGCTGCGCTAACCCCGGCTAGTCCCATCGCACCCAGCAATACCAGCACATGCTTTGCCGTCTGGTCCTTATTAGACGGTCGCTGGCTATTTATTCCAGAGTAAGCGGAAGGGTTATAAACTGGGGACGTGTAATACGGGTCCCACATATTATAATGCCCATAATCCTGATACATGGCGGGCGGGGGGTAAGCACCCCCGGGATAGGGGATACTGGTGCGCATTGCTTGGTCATAAACCTCTTGCTGCGTCATATCTCCCTGATAAACGTAAGGCGTCTGCTGCCCCCACTGATCGGTAGAGTACGCATCGCTGTAGGCTCCGCCATAGTAATTGCCGCTAACGCCAGATTTCTTGCGCCTACCCTTCCTGCCCTTTGCTATAATGACTGGCTGCTCTCCGGGCTGCTCTGCTGCAGGCGCTTTCTTGGTGGTACTGGCTATCAAAGCACGTTTAGATTCTTTAGTAAGATCCGCACCAGGACCTCCCGGACGCCGCGCAAATCTACCCTTTTCGTCATGATACGGATTGAAGAACTTATATACTATATCGTACTTAGCCATAACTACCTCACACAAGTAAGTGCCTACTACTAGGATACCGCTATTTATAGCGCCTCCTGCCTTGCGCTTTACGCTTCTTCTCCTTTAGCTCAGCCATTTCACGGCGACGCTTTTCTAGCTCTATTGCGCGCTGCCTACTTGCGGCCTCGCGGCGCTTGTTCTCTTCTATTTTAGCTAATCTTTGCCGCTCCTCAGCAGCTTGCGCCTTTTTTAGCTGCTCTGCTTTAAGAAGCTCCGCAAGCGCCTGTGCCTGACGTTGCTGCGCAGCTTCTCTGGCTAATATTAAACGCCCCCGTAATGTGGTTTGCAGGCGAGCAGTGCGCTGCTGCGCGCGCAACTCCTTACGACGAGCATTACGCCTATCACGCTCCTGCTGAGCCGCCTGCTCCTGCCTCAGCTGCGCCTCTTGCGCCTTCTCCGCTGCAGCGCGAACTAGTGATGCTCCCCGCGAACGACGTCCTGGCTGTCTGCCATCGTCAGGGTGCATATGATAAGAAGCTTGTTCCCTTATGCGCTCCCTCTCAAGGGCTTCTTTGGATTTCTTTGCTGGGGGTGTGTCGGACTTAGGAGCCACTACTCCCATATGCGGCCGTGTACTTCTAGTAACCAGGTCCCCATGAGATAGAACTTTAGCAAGCACGTCTTTATAATCCTGAGATAGGCTACGCAGCGCGGGATGCTTGGCCTGTAAATCGCTCATGGTCTGCTCACATAAGGTACGTTGCAACTGTAAGCGCTCCAGCCGAGTTTTAAGTTGGTGTATATAATCCCCTTCACGCAAGCTTCGCTGTTGCTGTCTAATTCTATTAACGGCTTCTTGCCATTCTTTAAGTGCGGACTGGTAGTTGGTCTCTACCGCGTCACCGAGAGTAGATGCGCCAGTACCGCCGGCTTCTTGCCTGGCAATAATATGCGCAATGTCCCCAAGGTCACTCTCTTTCTGGTCATCAGTAATGTGCGCCGCCAACCCCGAAGCTTCTGCCCTAGGGGATAAAACTTCCTTACCGCCGCTCCCTGCTTTCCGCTGAAGCCCTTCCGGCATATTCCAACTAGCCATAGTAGCAAGTTGCTCTTCCTTGGAGGCCGTAGTATCCAATTTAGGCAACCTATCTGCGGCCGCTTTAAGCCTAGCCCTTTCCTGCTCCCGAGTTTTTTTGCTAGAAATTATGTTCTTTTTTGTTGTATACTTGTCTAGATAGGCCTGCTCATACTCAACCGGGTCTGGCCTGCGCCTCCCGGATCGCTTTTCGTAATAATCCTCAGCGCTATTCGCCAACAGCTCCTGCGCAAATTGCAACTCTTTATGAATTTTAGCCTGCTCGTCATTAATGGCAACAGCGACCCTAGCGGCCGCTGCATACGATAACATCGGCGGAGCCATGCTACCAAGTTTATGCGCACCGTCGGTAACGTGCACATCTCTATAAGTCGCCTTACCCGATAATAGGAACTTACGCCTCTCCTCTACCAGGTCTTGGGCAGCCATTACATCATGCAACGTAGCTGTTGTTGTCGTGCCCCCGGTCTGCCTAAGCACCATCAGTGCATCATAGTAAGTAGATACGCGCACTAGTTGATCCAAAATGCGTCCTTGCTGCTTTACAACTGCCTGGTGGCACAAATCCCATGCGCGCGCATTCACTAACGGTTGGTGTACCCGCGCTACATGATTACGCAGCTCTTCTATATAGCCATGCTCCTCTTCTAGTAGCTTATTATTATCGGCTACCCAGCCTTCCATGAAGCTGGCTACCCTATCCGCAGAGAATGGCACCTTATTGGATACTGCGTCTAACTCATCCGCAGAGCCCTGTAGGCGTAACCTGACTTCAAGCAGCTTGGCATAAATACCCTTATGCACATCATCAAATTTATCTACATCTTCTTGCGAAACCGTAGGCCTATGTCCGTAATGAGCAACCATGTAGTCGGCAGGCGACGTTGATGCTAACCGCCTAAGTGCTGACATCGTAGCTGCTGTGCGATCTATTTCGTCACGAAGCTTAAACCTATAGTCTAGTAATGTACCTTCTGGGCGTTCCTCTGCCGGTAACTTATGCGCCACGTCAAATATAGTAAGCACGCGCCTATCAAATATATCATCAGAAGGTGCGTCCGGGCGCTTAACCATGGTGGGTTCTGGTAGCTTATAGATACTGTCGGAGCCCGCATCTTTAGCAAAAGCGGGCAGCGCTATACGTACATTGGGAATAGGTTCCCTACCTTTGCCGCCAGCAGGCAGCATGATAGGGTCACCTACTATGCGCCTAATCGTTTTACGAGTACCTGCTCCCGGCAGACCCGCATACCGGGCGGGTACTAAAACCGGCATATCCCTTAACCGCTTCATGACGTACTCAGGTACGGGAGGCATCCGATACTGCGCCTCTACGGCTTCCTGCTCCGCCTGCTCTACTTGCTGCCGCTGTGCTAGCTCCTCTGGAGAGTACATTTCGGGCAAAGGGGGGCCGCTGGGCCCATCATTTACTAAAGAAGCGCTAGATTCAAGTAATGTAGATAACCGTTCCTGGTCGGCCCTACTACGCGTGTATTGCATGGCTAAAATACTACCAGCCGCCAGCACGGTAAGCATACCGCCGGTAACTGCCATAGCGGTCTTAAGTTGCTTTATACGCCTATCCGTTCTATGCTTTATGCTATTAAAGTCCTCCAGCCCCGCTAGCTCAGAAATCGGCACTTGGGCGGCGGATACTAGCGAAGCTCTAGTAGAATAACGTTTACTAGCATTACGCCTAGATAATTTCCGGGGAACCTGAGCTATAGCGCCGCCGCCTTCAGGCTTGGTGGTGAATCTTCCACCACCCGGGCCTGCTGGCTTGTGATAAGGGTTAAAGAAATAATATACATCAGCATTAGCCATTAGTAATCGTCATCTTTGAATGCTTTACGCAAATTATCGGCCCCGTATATACCTGCAAGTACAGTGCCTATTTCAGCCACACCCGGCGTAACC